CTGGTACAACAAAATTTACATCGTTTTGATTTGAGTTAGATGAAGTATTTGCTGGTATCCCACCAAATTCTCTAAAATCCCAATATCCAGAATCTATTAAAGTCACGATTGGAATATCTCCATCAGAATCTTCATAGTCTAAACGAGCAAAAGAGTCCTGACCGTCTCCATTCGAACACGACCACCAAACTCTTTGTAAACTTACTGTAGTGCAGGCCTGCCCTTGAGCGTTAGCCGCTAGTGCAGATACATCCGCGAATACAGTTGTTCCACCGGTTCCATCTGATTGGTTTACTATTTTTATGGTCACTCTCTTGTCATTTTGTTGCAAGATAGTTGGACCTGTTACTGTGTCTGCCATTGTTTCCCTCCTTAATCAAGAAACTGTGGGGGCCGAAGCCCCCACAAAATTATATATTACTGATCTGCAAATGCAGGTGCGTCTGCACCTTCTTGGTAACCCCAGATATAGTAATTTGTACTATCTTTAGCTACAATGTTAATTTCAAACACACCGAAGTCTGTAAGAGTTAACTTTGAGTTAGAGTTTCCGTCAGCATAAACTGATACGTTATCAGCATTTGAATCTAAGTGTACGATACCACCTAAAAAGAAATTACTATTTCCTGGTGTTATAATAATTAGATTTTCTGCTTCTTCTGCAGCGCCACCATAAATTAATTTATAACTTTGACCAGCAACTGGTGCAGGTAAAGTAATTGTTCTGTTAGCTGCAAGTGCAGGAACTACAAGAGTTCTGCCACTGTGTGTTGCAGCATCAAGAGTTTTGTTCTCATCTGCTAACGCTACCGGTGCATCACCCATAGTAATAATTTCAGTAATCGCTCCAGTAGTTGAGTTTTTACTGACAGTTTTAAGTGTGCTTTCAGATCTAACTGGACCTGAAAAAGTTGTTGTTGCCATAATTGTATCCTCCTAGTTTTGAACATAGTCTCTAGGCCGTCGACTATACTCGTCTATGCTCAAATTAATTGTATAGTAATTTTCGTATATAGTAGATTTGTGAAAAGTGCAAGGTATCCCTGTAAGGTGTAACCACTTTTATGTAATCCCTAGTTAGCTAGCAAAAAGATGCACTTCGAAATCTTTGCTATTTCTAGGGCTCTCTTGGTTTTTCAAGATTGATCTAATTACTTTTTTGATCTCATCTCCAAGAGCTGACATGTCTGGTGTCACTAATCCGCCGTTTTCAAGAAACATCTCGTTCCACTTGCTCTCGAGTTTTAGTTTCTTCGCGAACAACACCATATTGTTGTCTGCCATCATCAACCTCCTCATAGGTTAAATAAAAACTTCCTGTAAATTTTAACAGGTTCGGCTCCCATTCTATATCATTTTTTCCTAGATAGTCAATGATTAACTTATGTAACTGATCTAGCTTTGTAACCTCACTTTTAGTGTCGACCACAAATTTTGTTTTTAATCTATGAGTATAAATTTTGACAAGATATGAAAAATTCATGCTTTCTTTTACCATAAAAAAAGGGGGCCCGAAAGCCCCCTTTAATTGTAATACTTTACTTATTACGCTCCTGGAGATCCAAAGATACCTCTAGGGTCTGAGAATCCAAAAGAATATCTCTCTCTAGCTTTGTATCTAACGTTTCCAGTAGTGAAGTCACCTTCCATAGCTGTTTTTACAGGTGATCTAACGAACATTTTCAATCCATTAGGCACATCTGTTTTAATGAAAAACGCATCTGTGTCAGTTAAGAAATGGTTCACAGTATAACCCTGTGGAATCATTCCCATTGATCCGACTGCGTTGATGTCATTGTCAGCTGTTCCAGTTCTACCTGCAGACTTCATAAGTCTTTCAGCAGTAAATTGAAGCTCTGAAGGAATAATCATTTTTACTCCTCTTGCTGCAATTTTTAGACCTCTTTCATCAGTAAGTGCTGCAATGTCAATTAACGACTGCTCTAACGATGTTTCGTTTAAGTCAGACGCTGTTGACAATTCGTTTCTGAATGTTCCAGCAACGATTGGGTGGTCAGTCGCACAAAGCTCCTTACCATCTCCACCAGCAAATGATGAATCGAACGCGTTGTTTAAAACATTCGCAGCTTTAACTTGTTTTGTGTTTGACATAGATCTTGCAAGAGCTTTTGTGTATCTGCTTGCTAATCTGTCGTACAAGTTGTCTTCGATCGCTTCTTCAGTGATTGAAAACGCAAGTGCGATTGTTTCGTTTGTATAACGAGCTGTGAACGTTTCGTTTGCAGAATCGAATGTTACACCTTGGCCCTCAGCTTTTACAGCTGCGTTACCAAAGCCTGATAACATCACTTCTTCTTCGAACGCTCTGTCTGAAGTTTCTACATCGTAGATTTCAGCATGTTCGTTATCGTATCTATTGTACTCCAGGCCAAATAAAGCATTCAAACCTGGCTCTAGTTCTTTAACTAGTTGTCCTCTTGTTATAGCCATATAGTTATCCTCCTATTATACGCCTGTTGCGGTTAAGTAGAAGTGCTCAATAATGATAACTTTAAAGTTAACATTTGCTGAACCTAAATCATTATTTCTAATATCATCTGATACTCCAATAATTCTTAAGTTTGCAGTAGTTGTTGCTAAAGTACTATCACCTAACTCAGTTTTTGAAATAAAGTTTGGTGAAGCGCCCGCTGCAACTGCTACGTCAGCGTTGTTGAACACATCTGTTTGTTGTGATGCACCACTATTGTCAGACTGAATCTCGTACACTTGGTGCGGATTGTCTGTAACAAATGCTTTAATATCTGTAGCAGTGTTACTTGCTAACAAATGGTTTGCAAATGTTGGTTTGCTAGTGCTGGCATCCGTAAAAAATACACCTTGAGCTGAACCCACTAGAGCTCCGTTGTCAGTAGCTGCTGCAATACCAACTGTTCCAGTGTTAATAACTTTCATCAAGTCATTTTGTGAAAAAGCTGATGCACAAGCTGCGACTTCAAATTCTGTAAGTCCAGAGTTCATCGGTGTACTACCCAAAAAGCCAATTGGTTTTAGTCCAAAGGCTGCATCTTGGTTAGCCATATTTGTTTTCTCCTTGTTAAAGTTTATTTTGTTGGAGAAAAATCGTTAAAAAATTAACTCTTTTTCGTACCACCAAAAGTTACACGAGTCTGCCTCTCACTATTGATTGGCATACTTGGGTGCTGTTCCTTCATCAAGTCCTTGTCTATGGCGTCTGTTTTATCTTGAGTCATTTTACTAAAATACTCTTTTCGCGCCTCAACGACTTCATTAGGTATCCTTCCCAGCAGAAGGCCTCCTACTCCGATCACGCCCTTGTACTTACCTTCTTGTAAAACTGGGTAATCACTATCTGGATATTCTTCTGCTCTTACGAGCTCAAAACCAGATCTTAAATGGCCAGACATGTTTTTAGTATCATCAAATCCTAAAACTTCTGCCCTTAACCATCTGTGTGTATACCCATCAGGTGCAGGGGGTGCATCTAAAGATGAGGGTGGAGTCCAAGTAGTTTTTTTAACTGTTTTAGCTCTACTTTGGCTCGCACGAGAAGATTTCATTTTTTCGTTTTCCATATGCCTTATACCTCCTTCGTGAGTTGTAATTGTTTCGCATATTCTTCTAATGGCACACCTAATTTTTTAGCGATTGTTACCTGTGATGGTGTGAGCCTCACAGTTTTGCGACTAGATTTTACACTGCGCTTCGCTGAAGCTACTGTTTGTGTAGGTTTAGTCGTTTCCTTAGTTTGACTACTATCAAACTTGTGGGGAAATTCAAGCCTTATTCTTTTATCTACCTCTGAATAATACTCATTAGATTTAGGATCATAGCCCTCTTCTTCTGTAAGCTTTTTATGTATATCAAAAGCAGTATAGGTCATAGCACTATCGGTTCCAAACCATCTGTTTTTAGAAGCCCATTCTTCAGCTCTAGGATCAACCTCTTGAGTTGGAGCCGGTGTTTCTAAAGTTTGTTCTCTAGTTTCACTTTGTGCAGGGATGTTTTGTGTTGCCTCTAACGCAGCTTTTTGTTGATTAATTCTTGCCTCTTGAACACCTAATCTAGCTATTTCTTTTTGAGCTTCAACCTCAGACTTAATGTCACCTGCTTCTCTAGCTTGACCTAGTTTAGCAACAGCTGCCTCTATCCCTGATTTAACACTAGCTTCTAGTGATTGAACATAATCAGGTTCAATTTTTAATAATTTACTTTCAGCTGCTTTTTGTTTTTCAAGAACAGTTTTAGCATATCGTGTTGCCTCATCTCTTTGTCTTTCAGCTTCACGCATTTTTTTAGTTAGTTTAGCAATTCTTTTTTGAACGCCTTCACTATACTCTTTTAACTCATCTTGCTTTGCTTCTGGTTCTTGTTCCTTGGTCTCTGCTTCTTGTGGTTTCTCCTGTTCGCTAACCTGAATGTCAGGCTGCTCACTAGGTTTCTCAGATGAATCGACGGGCTGAATATTGTTTTCAGTATCTTTTTCATTATTATCCTCCTTTAACTCTACGTCCACTTCTGGACCGGAAGTATCTATATCCACTATCTCTGTATCTTCTGTATTCATTTTCTTTTCTTCTGGCATAGCCTTCTCCTATGTTATAGCACGTGAAGCAAGGACTCTGGATCTGCGATCGTTCCTAATACTTCATCATCGTTTAATATACGGACTTCTCCGCCTTCTATTGGTAGTCTTGATCCTGCGTATCTAGCAAAGATCACCCAATCTCCTTTTTTGCACCACGGATCTTTAAATTTATCTTTGTCTTGGTAACAAAGTGGACCCATTTTTAATACATAACCACAAGTGGTTGCAATTCTAAATTTATCTAATGCTTCTGGTGCAATAATAATTCCACCTTTAGTTTTTTCTTTCGGTGTAAAAGGTAAAACTAAAAGTCTCCAACCAGATGGCTCTGGTAACTGATCTACCTGGCTTTTAATATTGTCTGGATTTAATGGCTCTGGTTTAGCCTCATCTTGTTTTTTATATTTATCTTCAAGTGCAAGTTTAATCTTCGGTGGTTCCGAGTTTGATAACGTTTCCTTCATCTTCTTTTTGCTCCTTTTCGTCTAGCAGGTTAGAGATTTCCTGTAGTGTTAATTGATAAGTTTTTATCTGTCCCAACATATAGTTGTATTTCTCCATATTGTCAACGCCACCTGTACATATTACATCAACAACACTTTGCATATTTTCTTTTAACAATTTTTGTAGCTTGGCTACAATAAATAGTCCATCCATTATCTTTCTCCTATTTTAGTTTTTCTATCCTTAGTATTTTATTATCGTCTGATAATTCTGCTTTTACTTTTGAACACATGTAAATTACACTGTTACCTATGTTTCTAGATATCACCCTCTTTTTTTGTAAACACTCAGAAACGCCTGAAGTATAGGTCATTTCCTTAAGTTCTTGAGGGTTTCCAACAAACATTAATAAAGCCATAATTTCTATCATTTGCCGTTTTTCCTTACTAATTTTTCTACATCTTCTTGTAGTTTTTCTATCTTTTTTGTTGCTTCAGTCAATAATACTTTAGTATGTATATTCTCATCTAATTGTTTCTGGTGTTTTTCTAACATTTTTGCGTTCATTTCAATTAACATTAACATTTCTAGGTTTTTTGGTTTCTGTTCTGCGCGTTTAAGTAAGTCTGCTTCCATCAATTGTTTAGAGGTCTCCAGGTTATTGATACGTTCAACAATACCAAAGTATGCCCACACTCCAACTGCTACAGCAGCCACAATGCTAATTAAATTTCTAACTGGCATAGAGATATGTGTTGATTCTGAAATCTTCATACTTTTCTAGTTTTCCTGATTGCTTCTTTTCCTCTTTTAAAAATAGAAGCGACTTGTGATTTACCCATTACCTTTGCTCGTTGTTCACCAACTGTTAAGATTTGAATTTTTCTCGCAAACGGTTTACTAATCTTTTTAACCTTCGCCACAGTCGCCCTGGCGTCTTGCGGAGTCGCGAACTTAATACTAACAGTATCCTTTGGATTTTCATCAGTATATAATCTCCTTCCTGAACCTTTAGGCTTTTTTCCTGTTCCTACTTTTGGGTCTTTTCCCATAACTCATCTCCTTTATGTGTTTCTCTATAATCTTACCTTGTCTTTTATGTAAGGCAGATGCTTTCTTAAGTTGCTTAGCAACCTTTTTTATTTTTTTTACCATTTAACACTTCCATCTTTTTCTAGCTTGTCTAAGTCTAGAGTTAGGATCTTTAGCAGCTTTTGGAAACTTTTTCATTTGTCCGGCACTTCTTGCACAAAATGATTTACGTCTCTTTGCAGCTTTAGATCCGGGTTTAACTTTGCCTGTTACAGCTGTTTTTAATTTAGAACCAGGGTTCATTCTTCTGTAGGCAGCGACCCCAGCTTTTGTCATGCCTGCTCCAGCCTTTGTTGGCCTGAAGTTCTTTGTATTTCTTGCTGGCATTTTATCTTGCCGTCTCATTTTATTAAATCCTTGTAATATTTATCTAACATCTTTTTTGTTGATGACTCTAAAATAGGTCTCACCTCTTTATAATTTTTAAATTTTTTCTTACCCGGTGCCTTAGTTACTTGTTGTGGCATCTTTGATCTGTTAACCACCACGTTAGACCAATCCTT